GACAGAGAGACCAGGGAGTGCTCCAGCTTCAACTCGAAAGATTCAGCGGTTGCGAATTCGCTGGTCTCTTCGTCGAACACCTCCGCCAGAGGCACGATAATCCGAAGCACTCCCTAGCCCTCCTTTGCCGGCCGGTTTCCTCCTACGGTGTGCCGACAAGCGCGATGATCTCGTCGGGTGTTGGCAGCTTGGGCACGACAGTGGAGCTGCCGTAGAGAACGGCCTCCAGTGCTGTCATCGCAGCTGAGTCGATCTTGGTCGAGTCGGCGACGATGAGGCTGGTCGGCGCCATGTCGGTGACCGAAATCGGCGTGCTGTTGATGTCCCACGAGAACGACAGCGCTTCCGGGGAATCGTTGATCGTCGCGTAGGCCTTCTCCGAGGGAGAAGCGAGCAGGCCGTACACCATGTGGATCTTGTAGCCGAGCTCCTCGTCGACGTCGCTGCCGATCTTGGTGCGGTACGAGAGGCCGAACGTGGCCCGCGGCTGCTGGTTGATCTTGAGGCCTTCGGTCGGCTCCACGCTGCCGTCGCACTGACCGAACTCGTCGGGATACGTGAAGGCCTCGATCGTGCCGCCGAAGGTCTCCGCCGACAACAGGTTGAGGTACTTGATGTTGTCCGCGTAGGCGGGGTTGGCCTCGGCGCCGGCAGGGGTTTCGGTGACGGTCGTCAGGCCGTTCCACGCGTAACCCTTGTCGTACGCCCCTGTTGCCTTGTTCAGGATGTAGAGGACCCCGTGATCGACACCGTGCTCGTACAGACGCTCTCCGGTGCCATCCCACGTGATCGGCCCAGTAGGGGTCGTCATGCTCACTCCTCCTAGAAGTAAACGTCGTAGATATCGTGGTTCAGTTGATCCAGCGTGAAGTGCCGGACCAGGGTCGTCAGGGGAAGTTCGGCGACCCTGTCTGGGATGAGGCTGTCGGGATCCCGGTCAATCACTGTGACTTGATACCGGAGCCGCCGGTGGTACGGCCGGTTATCGGCGAAGAATACCGCCTGATAGTCCCGGTTGTAGACGATAGCCGGATAACTCATCCTGACGTTCTCGGGGGGCTGGAAATATACATTCTCATTCCCCAGAAGCTCCTCAAGGAGCAACTGGAGCAGGAGCCGTTTCTCCATTCCACAGCCCTCCAATCGACAAGATGAGTCGTGGCCTCTGAACTTCCACGAAAGTGACCGTCCAGGGTGAGCCGCTCCAGCGGACATACCTCATCTTCGCGAAGTTTTCGTAGGCATAGACGTCCGCTACGATGCTGATCCTGTTCTGAGCAGTGACATCGGTGTTCAATGTCGCCGGGATCTGCGCGGAGTCCTCCAGGCGCCGGGCTAGCATGAGAACCTCACCATAATAATTCTTCTCGGTGATTTCCTCTGTCCAGACGCCTGGAGCGGTCTCCTCGTCGTTCGCGTAGCCTACGGCTCCCTGGAACCGCATCTACGTCCTTTCTAGGAGGCGGGGCGCTGGAACGACCAGTCGCTGGAGCCGTTGTCGGCGAAGGAGTAGCCGCCGGCCGCCTTGGCGCGGACGTGCATGTACGCACCAGGCGCAAGCGCCGTCTGGGCACCGGCGGTCAGAGCCGATTCGGTGCCGGTGGTGTCGTCCACCTTCACGTAGGACACGTTGGCCATGGTCGGGATGGTCACGACGCCGGTCGTCTTGACGAACGTCGGCGCCGTCGGCGCGCCGAGCATGGTGCCGGTCGTGTTGCTGACCACGATGGCTGACTTGTACTTGGTGAGAGCGCCGGAGAGCCGGGTCTCGTACAAGTAGGTGAACTTGTTGTAGTCGATGTCGAAGTCATCGAAGAAGTTGACTTCGCCGCCGCGGTCCGTACCCACCGAGTAGTCGGTGAGATTCACGATGATGCCGATCACCGTGTCCTTGATCTGCTCCAGGATGTCGACCGTGACGATCGAGCCGACACCCATCGCGTCGGCCAGGTCGGTAACCGAGGAGTGCAGACGCCGGCCGAGCGTGTCCTTGGCCAGGAGCATCTTGGTGACCCAGGAACGAGCCGTGTAGAGCGTCGGGACGCCGGTGCCCTGGAACCACTGCATTCCGGCCATGATGCCGTCGACGATCTCCTCGGTCGAGGAGCTGGCGTCAGAGATGTTGATGTTCACGTGGGTGACGAACAGGTCCGCGTCGGTGAGGATGGGGCGGATGTTGCCTTCCTTGATCTTGTCCGGGTCCGCCACGTCGCGGCCGTCGCCGACGAGGATGGCGCGGGCGATCTCCTCGTCCAGCATGACCCGCATCTCGCTCTTGAGCCAGGAGACGATGTCCATGTCCGTGATGTCCAGGATGTCATCCCTGTCCAACTTCTGCTTCTTGTACACGGTCTGCGGAGTCGTGATGCGCTGCGTGAGGCCGAAGAACTCCTCGCGCTTCATGGCGCCCTTGACGTAACCCCTCGCCCGGGCCTCGTCCATGGTGATGTCCGCGAACTGGCTCTTGATGCGAGTGAACGGGACGTGATGGGTTCCGCCGAGCACGCCGGCGACCCACGCCTGCCGCCTCGAGATCCACTCGGGGGTGTTGTCGACGGACTGGGCGTCGGGGAACAGCAGATCGATGTTGTTGATGCCGTGCGCCAGGGCGTACTGCTCGACCGCGTCCTTGAGCGAGCCACCCTTCTGCGCCGCGCTGAAGATCCCCTGGAGATCGGAGTGCGTGAGCGTTGGCCCAGCCGCAACACCGCCGGGGGTCTGGTCAAAGACGTTACGGGACACTGTGGGTTCGCCCTTCGGGTCAGTGGCAGGAGTGCCGGTCGGGTCGGAAGTCATGGCGTCTTGCTGTACGGCCGCGCCGATGAGGGCGAAGACGAACTGTTGCTGTGCCTCGCTGAAGGTGTTGAACATCTCTTCAGGAGACAAGTCGCCCTGCGCGTTCTGAGCGACTTGAGCGGGCGGAGCGAGAACGGGAAGGTTGCTGACCGCGTGAGCCAGAGCCGGCTTCTGCTGGACCGCCGGGACCTGAGCCCCTGCGACCGGAGGCTGAATCGGGCCGACCGTGATCTCGGCATCGGTGTAGATGATGGCCATGTCCTCGAACGGGGTGTAGCCATCACCGTGAGCAAGGTTGACGTTGTCGATGAAGGCGCCGGGGTTGGCTCCGCCCAGAACCAGGCTGACCTCACGGATGACTCCGTGAACGACCTCCATGGCCTGCTGGATGAGCCCGTTGGCGAAGATCGACAGCGCCTTGATGTCCTTGTGGATGACGAGCGCCTTGGCCTGCTTGCCGGTGGGCGTGTCGTTGAAGAACCCCTCGCCGTAGACTCCGTCATCCCTGTTGTGCAGAACGACATGGCCCAGGATGTTGTCAGGGGAGTCGTGCTGGTGCTGCCACACGAGAGGAACGGTGGTGTTGTCGTTGCCCTTGAACGCGTGCGCCTTGATGGTTCGGCCGTCAGAGCACCTGACGCCGCTCCTGGTAGCGTAACCA